GTTTTCGACTGGCGTTCGTGATGAGGAGTTGATTGCTGAATTTCAACTCATGACGCCTGCTAAGTTAGCAGCGTCAGAAGAGGGTCTGCTCTTTACTGAGGAAGAGCATGGCCCTATGCGGGAGAATGAACATATCCCGCTTCCAGGGGGCTACTATACTACTATGCCTAGAATTCCGTTACATCTTACGGATTATGATGATATAGTGGTAGTACACCCCCGACTCCCTAATAGAACCCCATTCCGTATGCGGGTTACCGATAATGACGCGTTAGAGTTACCTACAATGCCACTTTTCGGTGATCCTCATCCAGAGTTTATGATCCCCGGTACAGTTACTAATCTGAATCAGTCTGTCACAACTAGGTTGTGGCAACGTAGACATGATCTCGGTACAGCAACTGATGACAGGGAGGTGTTTGAAGTCCATATTTCTCACGCACATGATGTTAGTTATCTTAATTATCTCTATGACAATGATATTAATGTCGTGTTTGTGGAGGATAGTGAAGATAGTGACTCAGACCAGTCCGATTTTAGTCAGGGGTCGCCTCGTTGTGATGGCGATACCTCTGGCGAATTTGAGGAAGTCTTAATTCCTACAGGTTCCAAAGATGTGGTGTTAAATCGCCATGCAATGGATACCTTAGTTAAGTCTGGTCGATCATCACGTGTTAAGCGTCCTCCAAAGTGTGATGATGAAGATGATTTTGTGTCTTACCATTTAAGTAAAGTCCACCCTAAAACTTATCGACAGAAACACCTTTATAACACTAAACCACTTACGCTAGCCAAGCGTATTTCTGAGCCTCAGGCTCCCACGCTTGTACCATGTGCAGATCATCATTATTATAAGGCCACTGGCTTTATCGGTGATGATGCCGCTGGACAGCTAGAAGAGGTTCATTTATCAGTGCGCGGACACCGTACGTTGGATCACGCAATGGGCTTGTATCGTATATTTAGGGACGTTTATAAAAAACGTGTCCCACTAAATTTTTCTAGTCTTTACTCGATTTGTTATAGTCTTTTTCTTCTATTTACTGGTAAAACACCACTTGAATATATTAGTTTTGAGGGTTGGAAAGTACTCATTGCCAATGATATCTTAATCAACCCAGATAAGTGGAAGTTCACGGAGTTTGAAACGCAACGCGAGGAGACTCGTTATGCTCACGCTGATCCGGTCCCTGAGGACAACAATGAACCCGATTTAGTCCCCAATGGGCTTTTTGGTACGTTTGCCGACCTTGGTACACACATTCTTGGGTCTCTTGACTCTCTAGTAGACTCTGAGTTGTATCACCGGTTTGTTCGTTTCTTAGCCGTGCTTGTTGCTAAGGGGTACATGGCCGACACAAGTTTTGATAATTTATTTTCAACTACTACTGGTTTATTGTATTCCAGTGTTAAGGTTAATGTTACCCCGTTGTCATTGATAACTGATGTTGGGAAATTTCTCGCGATGATTCTTAAGAAAGTCGACATTCTTTATGAGAATAAGAATGTCTCATTCGAAGAACTTTTGTACTTTCCTGATTCATATCAGGATTATATTATGAAACATCGTAGTTTGTTATCACGCAGTGTTCCTTTCGCGGAGAAAGCAGCTTATGCTGCCGAGTGTGAGAAACTGCTTGTGTTCGCACGTAAGTTGCGTAACAAACTAGAGAAGTCACCACGCAACCTCAATATCGTACGTGTTATGGATCAGCGTATTGCTGAAATAGAGCGCGTATATGATAAGACCCTTTCTGATGTCTCTGCAGCTACCAATCGCGTAGTACCTGTTGTATTTGCGATTCAGGCTGTTAGCGGCGTTGGTAAGAGTTCTGTCATGGAGCAAACTATCCAGTTCGCTTCTGGCTCTGCTGGTATATCATGTGGCGTTGAAAATAGGTGGCACAAAAACGATGGAGATAAGTTTGCAGATGGGCTTGAAGAATCTACGCGTCAGCAGATATTTATATTTGATGACGTTGACTGCTTCAAACATACTACTGTAGAATCGGCTTCAGCCCAATTGCAAATGTTAATTAGAACCATTAATAATGTTCCCTATTTAACTAATCAGGCTTCACTTGACTCTAAGGGTAAGCGATTTGTTCAGGCTAAGGTGGTTATGTTAACTACCAATTCTTTAGTTACATCACCTAATCCCTTTGGAATTGCGACCTACTATAAGCACACTGATGCTGTATATAGGCGTATTCCTTTTGCGGTTGAGCCCCGTGTCAAGAAGGCCTTCCGTGTTATGGAGGGTCAGGTTCCTCGATTAGATTCGTCCAAAATTAGTGAGTATAAGCGCGATCCAGAAGCGTTTTGTACTCGCCATGGTTTACTGCGGATGAACCACGTCTTGATGGATTATTGGGAATATGACATTTATAAGTATATGGATGGTAAGTACACGCTTGTTTCCACCTTTACAAATGTTGAAGATTATGCTGTTTTTGTGCATGAAACCACAAAGCAGCATTTTCTACAGCAGGAACAAGTTGTCAGTGCTCTGAGTGTTGATGTCACAGGAGGTTTCTGCGCTAACTGTAAGTTACCCGGAGCCTCTCATTTTCCGCGTTCGGAGAATGATACTACACTTGTTTGTGGTAATGGAGATCCATTTATTCCCGACAAGTATGTTGACTTCGACCGTATAGCTGAGATTGCTGCACGCCAAAATTTAGTGCCGACGTCCAGTCGTGCAGTTAACACACTTACATGCGAGATGTTTACGTCAGTCATGGCGGTTATGCGTGCAGGTTATGTGCCAAGTCTCTGGGTATTTCTTAGTCCGATTTACTTTTGGTATGGCATACCTGGTGTGTTATTTGTCACACTCCTGGTTCTAATGTTATACTCACGAATGGGACCCCGACATCTTTATTATATTTATGATGTGTTGCAATGTGCAGCCTTACAAATTGAACACGAACTTAAGAATGATTTTGTCAGAACACATTCTGAAGTAGTAGAACTGTGCCTACAAAATTATAGGTACTTGTCGGACGAAGCTCTTAGTGCGTGGCTTGCGCACGCAGCACAAGCTTACAAAGCTAAACTCATGCGCAATGTGCATTTTTCGATTGTTTACGAGAGATATCAACATGCACTTAAGGTGTTAGGTATGCTAGCTGTCGGAGGTTTAATATATATGTATTTCAAATCTAGTGAACAAGAGTTAGAGCCGAATGGCGCTGCACTCGTTAAACATAACGTAGATTTCACGGCCTCCACATGGAGAAGTGAAATGTCAATGCAGAAAGCTCCAACCATTGACGTTGATGTGAAGATAACCTCACCAGATCAGATGAAGGACACGCTATTGAGCCGCATGCTGCGTATATCTATACAGCCATGTGATCGGAATGGGGACGCGCTCCCTGGGTGTAAAACGCGACATGTTAATGCTGTCTGTGTCAAGGGAGAGATGCTTGCTTCGGTAATGCACGTCTTCCGCCCAGACTATAGAGATGGTACGGAGTGTGAGTACCCTATTTTCGATTATTTTCGTATAGATTGTTATAGGAAGGATAAGAGCACTGGTAGGTTTCACGTACAACGTCAATGTGAGACTATCATTTCTAGATCTATGATGGTTTTCCATGATAAACTGGATCTTGCTTTCTTTACACTTTCCGTACCCACGCTTCGATCTATTTACAAGCTACTCCCCGAGGGGCCTGTGATGTTCACAGGTAAAGCAGCTAGTTTTGTTTCTGTCTCGAGCAAGACTGGTCTTGCCAAGGAGCTTGGTCGTAAGTGTCTTAAAATGAGTAATTCTCAATACACTTGTGGCCATGCTCGTCAGGGGCTTACATTTGACACTACTGGCTTCATGCAGTGTGACTTGCCGTCACTTGCTGGAGACTGTGGTGGGCCGATGTATGTAATTGATCAAGATCACTGCTGGGTCGGCGGCATCATATGTGCTGGAGGTAATCCTGCACATAATAATTATGTTACAGCGGTTGCTATACCCATCAACCAGGCTATTGTTGACGAGTATTTTGACCGTCTCGTAAAGATTACACCAGACATTGTTGCTACCAATTTGGCAATTGTTCAGCGGCAATCGTTTGACGTCGACCTTAGACTCACTGACCCCGTTCCTAATAGTGTTTATAACACCATTGAGGATGGGTGTGGTGAGTTTCAGGCTAGTACAAACGTCCTTCGTAAGAAAAGATCTCTTAGTAAAGTTACTAGAAGTGTTTTCTTTGAGGACCTTAGTGCTGAATGTCCTGAACTTGTGTCTGATAAAGAAGCACCGGTTATGAGGCCAGTATGTGTTGATGGTGAGTGGCGTGATTCAATGCACACTTCTGCTGTCTTAGCACTTACTAGAACCGTAGCCTTTCCCCAGTCAGACCTTCAAAGTTGTACTAAAGAGCTATTAGATCACATTATGAGTAATCCTGCTGTGAAGAGAGATGTGCGTACACACGTGCAACCTCTTGATTTGTATCAAGCCATTAATGGTATTCCTGGCTTTGCAGCTCTGACTAGTCTCCCAATGAAGACAGCGTGTGGTCCACCTTTTACAGGTGCCAAGCGGAAGTTCTTCGTGGAAGACCCCCGACCCAACTATCCTGACGGAGTTATGCTCGATGAGGGTATGTTAGCGCAGTGCGTGAAATTGGAGGCAAGTCTACACACAGACTTTTGTGCCCCTATGATTAGCGCTGCTACACTGAAGGATGAACCTATCTCTCCAGCCAAAAATCAGGCCGCTCGTGTTAGAGTATTCTATGTAACTAATTTTCTATACAATTTACTTGGTAGGAAATATATGCTTACGACTCTACGAGTTATGATGATGCATAGGGATATCTTTTGTGGTATGGTCGGGCTCAATCTTGAAAGTTTAGAGTGGGCCTCGTTATACCATCAGCTGACTAAGTTTAACAAGTTTCTGTTTGGAGATTTTTCTAAGTTTGATACTAGTTTGTGGCAGCGCATTTTAACATGTGCTTCGACTTTCTTTTATCGCATGTGTAGTGAATCTGGCAATTATACGCCCGAGGAACTTCGTGTTACTAAGACACTCATAGATTTGTTTGTGTGTGTCCATGTTAGCTATGATGGAGACATTATACAACTTAACGGCCTTGGGATTTCAGGAGCTTGGTGGACAACCTGGTTGAACACCATTGTTAACCTGATTGCTCATTACTATTGTTTTAAACAAGAGTATCCACTATGTGGTCCTCAAGACTTCTATAGTGGAGTTCGTCTTGCTTTGTATGGTGATGATTCAACTGGTTCAGTTAGTGAAGAGTTCCCGGATTTTAATATGGTAACCATTTCTCGTAATATGGCTCGTTTAGGGCTTAATTACACTGATGGTGATAAGACAGGTTCTGTCAAACCATATATTACAGTGGACGAAGTCCAATTCTGTTCTCGCTCTTTTAGGAGCGATGATGGGATTCTTTTTGCGCCTCTTAAATGGGAATCAATTTGTAAAACTGTTTCTCTATTTGTGCGATCTTTGAGTATGAGTGTAGAGCAACAGTCTATAGTGTGCCTTCAGGAGTGCTTAACGCATTTGGTGCACTATGGTGAAGATAAGTATGAGCATTATCGGATAATTTTCGAGCGCATACTGGATAAGCACAGACTCACTATCTCGTGCGTTACCCCAAGGGGGACCCATCCTGGGTTCCTTACATGGCGTGAAGCATGGGACCAGTTGAGATCTCGCTCATACACTGCAGTCCCGCAGGTACAATCTAGTGGCTATATTGTACTGTCAGCCGAGACTGTTGAATTAGTGCCACTCTAGCCCCGCTAGTAAACGGGACAGCCATTAAGACCTTTGGCTGGTGAATTATTGGGCTTACACCGGATGGATGTTTAGGACTTATGGATTCTACTACTTCTTTCTCAAAAGCTTCTAGAACGTCTGAAGCTCACCAAAATTTGGTGTTTTTTGACAACGCCCTCGATTCAACCCTTGATATTCAAGGAGCCGATCAATCCGGCATTTTGCCACCCACCAAAGCGAACATAGACATTTCGGACTGGTTATCCAGACCTGTACATTTAGGTTCGTTTAGATGGGGGGCCGCGTTAGGCGACTTCACATGGGGGAGCTCTCCAGGCACCATATTTGGTGCCAACGTTATAAACCCATGGTACCTTTTCCTTAATAGCGCCAATGTCAAGCCAAAGCTTCGTAACTATAAATTGTTGCGCGGCAACTTGAATGTCAAAATTATGGTTAATGGTACACCTTTCCACTTTGGGCGTTTGATGGTTACGTATTACCCAATGCAGGAGTTTATCGCTAATGAGATAGCCCCTGCCAATATCCCACGTCGCCATTCGCATAAGATCAATTATAGTCAATTACCCCATGTCTGGGTTAACCCGGGCTCTAATCAGTCCAGTACAATTGTTTGTCCTTTTGTCTGGCT